GAAGAACAGCGTAACAAAGAGCAACAACTGGATTTATTTAGCAAAGAAGGATCGAATGTTACATAAAATAAGTGAATTTGTGAATCGTATTCGTGTTATGCATGACGAAGCACAAGTATTATATAAAATGAAGTACGAAACCCCTAAAGCGACACAGGTAGAAATTGACAATAAAATACAAGGCATACAAAGTATGGCATTGAGTATTGCAAAAGATACCTCTGAATACAATCGTGTAGAGGACGTATAAGTATTAGGTAGAGGGGTCGGGAGACTGACCTCTCTCCATGGAAAAAAATTCTAAAAAAATTCTTGGAAAAAATCTCTTATAAATATTCAATATGAAAACATTAAAACAAGTAGAAGCAATAGATTGTCTTTGTGAGGAAACTTATCAAGACTTAGAGATTACAGAAGCTGAGTATCAAGGTAAGAAGGTCAAACTGAATGACCCAATACGAGGCGGTAGTAAGAAGTTCTATGTTTATGTCAAAGATGGCGATAAAGTCAAAAAGGTATCATTTGGTGATACAACAGGTTTATCAATCAAACGAGACGATCCTGCAAGAAGAAAATCATTTCGTGCAAGGCACAATTGCGATACAGCAAAAGACAAGACAACAGCGAGATACTGGTCATGCTATCAATGGCGTGCAAACGCACCAGTCAATAATTAATTGAATACTTGTCTTTCACTACTCATGGCTATATCAATGCATATAGGCCTCGAAAATAACTACAATAATATTCACCCTCATGCTCGTTGCCAAATAGACAATACGATTACAGGTGTTTTCTATAATAGCGAAAACAATATCAGTTTATATGCTGGTAAAGAATATGCATTAGACCGTTTCGTACATTTAGAGATTGGTCTCGCTACTGGTTATAGTGGTGGCGATATTGTACCGTTTATGAGATACACGGATCGAGGTTGGTTTGTTTCTCCCTCTTACGAATACGAAAAAGAGAATATTGGTATTGTAATCGGTTACGAGTTTAATTTCACAAAATAAGAGGGGTACTATACTATCACTTGACCCCTAAAGACCGCCTGAGCGGCGTCCTAGACGGTCGTTTTCCAAGTCATTAGTATGTTTTTCTTCATTTACACACTAGATATATAATTCTCGATTATTATAAGTACTCATGTAAGTCCTTCAAAAACCCACCTAAGCTAGCTTGGAGCGGAATGAATAAACAGCAAAGAACATGGTTCGTACTATCTAAACTACCACCAGTTAGAAAGGTAAAGATAGATACTTATGAATATGAAAGTCTAGCAGAGGATATATTACAAGACAAAATATCTTATAATAGTATGATTGAAATTTTTAATGATAAGATATACTGGAAGTGGTTTGAAAAAAACTATATCGAAAGTGATGATAGTATAAAGAACACTAAAGAAGAAACACAAATTGCATAAGTGCCTCCTATAAAGGAAGCAGTATCTTCTTTTTCTCGTTTTGTTAATTTATAGTTTTTCATCTGTAAAATATTTAGAGTTAAAGTTGAATAGATTTCTCTAAAATCAATTGTCATTCTGACAATCCTTTGTCTTTTAATTAAGACTTGTTATATTTTTCAGACATAACAGACCTTAGTTCAGAGCGTCCATGAGAAAATCCATCTTCATCTAAAACTTTTTCCATAGGTTCTTTTGGTGCAACTATTTTTGAATTGCATTGATAATGGTCTTGCGATAATTGTATAACAGCATAATGTATAACTTTCATTAAGTCAGCTTTATTACGACCTTCTTTCTTGCCGTATCTCTGAGCATACTTTAAAATATTGCCCATACAGAAACCTGTACCATGACCTTGGTCTATGATAATTTCTGTAGCCTGATAGTTTTTAGTTTGTGCATAATGTGAGTCATATGTTTTATTAATATAATCCATTATATCATTTACAATTACATTTTCATTAAACTTGTAGTCTATTGTCATCTTGTCTTCCTTTTTTCATATTATCTTTTATTATCTTTTTTTGAATTGTAGTTAATTTAGGATCAATAAATCCTTTAACTTTACTTTGTATCTTAGAGGGTGATAAACCAAGCATAGTACAATAGTTAAGAAACGACCAATGATGTTCACTTTCATTGTTCAGTATCCAGTCGATTGCTTCGACCTTATGTTTTAAATGAAATTTTCTTTTTCCCATGTACATGGTATCTTCAACTGCTTGAGTTAGTATTGCCGTAATAAATCTTTCTTCGCCTGTCATTATATGTCCTTTTCAATTTGTGAGAAGTATGCCCAATATTGGTCACCATTCTCTGTTACATATCCAATTGAACCATTATAGCCCATATCAGTATCATATTCTTGTACCTGTATACCATTCTCACCTGCAGGATCACTTGTCGTTAGGGCAAGAGATATATCAGTTATCTTACCTTCTCTTGGTAAAACATTTCTAGTATTTACGGATACTTTATCATCTACTTTAATTAACACTCATAATCTCCTGTAAGTTAGAATCAATATTAAAAGAAATCTCACTTGCAAGTTTAGGCCATTTAGACACAAAACTATCTACAAATTTATCTCTCTGTTCTTCGGTCATTGTGGCAATAACCTCAACAAGGTTTTCAGCCAACACTTCTTCCATAGGGTCTTTTATATAATCATCACCTATACTCATAACATATCTTCTCCTTTTTGGTTAATTATTACGATAAACATTGATACGATACCTATGATGGTAAAGATACTAAATCCTAACCAGTTATCATTCATAGGAACTCCATTATATCCACCGTCAATACAACCGACAGCGAATATAAAACTCATTATACCTGTGAGACTAAAAAATGTATTCATTAAGCAGCCTCTAACATTGACATTGGTACTCTATAACTTCTACCGAGCATATCTACTACACATCTAGATTGATTAATCTTAGTAATTACACCAGGAGTTTTTTTAGTCTTTTGAACAACAAACACTTTTTGTCCAACAGACAATGAAGATTTAGCATTCATAACTTTAACATCACTAATAAAACTAGAAAGTTCATTCAGTTCAGTTAAAGACAATTGTTGGATGCCAGCCTTGATTAATTGTATTTTATTCATAATATAGTTTTCCTTTTGTTTAGTTTAAGTATAATGGACCAGTCCATTGTATTGGGTAATTTCCAGTAAGAACATTACCTCTTGGTTGATTAAGAGCAGGTGCCGCCCACCCAGCGGGTTTTAAAACATCACCTTTTTTGAAATGTTTAAAATCTTCTTTTACTATAAAAGCAAATACTGACCTGTCATAGATAACTTTAATATATTTTTTACCTTCTCTAACAGTAGTATTAGATTCATAGTTTTCAATTTTTTGTTTAGTGTAAGCAGATTCGTTTCTACCCATTCCTTGAGCATAATCTTCTTTAGCACCAGCCATCATATTTTTAATACCGTCTTGTAGTGTCTCGGCAGACTTTGAAACAGTAATCATTAAGCAGTCTCCTTTTCTTTGTAGATTTCAAGTTCAGAATCTAGAACCTCATCAACATTGTATTCATCAATACCGACAAGTTCGATACCTTCAACATTTGATAATTGTTCTTTTGCAATATCATAAGAAATCTTACCTTCGCAAAAGTTAAGTATGATTGCGTCTGATTCTTTCTCAGCACAATCCCAGTAGTAATTTTTAGTCTTTGACATAATGTAGTCTCCTTTTTTTATTTAATATACACATATTATACACTAAAACGAGTTTGATTGCAAGAAAAAAATGGATTATTCCATGGAATAAAACCCTTATTTTTCAACGATTTAAGAGGCGCATTTTGACACACTCTAAAACCCTTAAAAACCCTTATTTTCTGTGTTTTTTTCATAATATATACATATTATACAACAAAAAGGGTTAAGAGTCAAGAAAAAAATGGATAAAAACCCATAAAAATGGTCAACTTAGGTTGAATCTAATTCAATTTACTTGATTTTGTTCTTGTTTTGTTCTAATGTAGAGATTTTTTCATCATTTCTGGTGAAAATATTGAGTGTTGACCACTTTTTACCGAATCAATTGCATTTTCTAGTATTTTTTTAGTACCTTCTTCACCCAAAGCGGCAACATAACAATCTATCGCTGTTTTCAATACCATGGCAAGTGATACTAAGGGATTATTTTGATATTTTACCAATAATTTAGTCATATCATCTTGTACTTCTCTCATTATTTTTTCATCTTTATCCATAGTCTCTATTATAACATATTCTAAACGATTTGTAAAGCCCTTATAAATAGTTATTATAAAAAACAAAGGAAAAATCAAATGTACGAGTATAAATGCAAAATTAGAAAAGTTGTTGACGGTGATACCGTTGATATTGATATTGATTTAGGTTTCGGTGTCTGGCTCAATGACGAAAGAGTGAGAATTATAGGCATTGATACTCCTGAATCAAGAACCAGTGATAAAGTTGAAAAGATTTTTGGTCTAGCAGCAAAAGAAAGAGTAAAACATTTACTTGGCGATGGTGCTACTCTATTATCTAAAGTTAAAGGTGATGGTAACGAAGAAATGCGAGGCAAGTTCGGTCGTATTCTTGGTGATTTTAGAACACCGCATGGTGATATACTAACTTCTAAACTTATGGAAGAAGGTCACGCTGTTGCTTACTCAGGTGGTAACAAAGAAAAGATTCAAGCAAAACATTTAGAGAATAGACAAAGATTAGTCAATGAAGGTAAAGTTGATGTTGAAGGTATGGAAGTAACCAAACCAGCATTAGTACAAAAACCAATCGTTGAAGAACCGGTTGTTGAAGAAATTGCAACACCAGTTAAAAAAAATAAAAAGAAAAAAACATCTAAAAAGAAATAGAGGAAAGTTATGAAAATTTTAGAAATGTTAGGATTTGGCAAAAAGAAAGTAGCTGAAAAAGTTGCTAAAGTCAAAAAAGTAGCAAAGAAAAAAAATAAAAAGAAACCTGCAAAGAAAAAATAATGAAGGGTGAGTATATTGTAAAAATAGGAACTTCTTTTCTAGAATTTTCTAATAGTACAGATATACCTGACGAGTTTGACCATCTTATCAAATTTGTTCCAGAAGAGCCGCCTGAGCCACACACTCAAGAGGATCATGATTTCATTAATACATTCAACGACAAGTTTCAAGAAGTATTTAAAAGAGGAAAAGAAGATAATGCCAGCAGTAACTAGAATAGGCGACGCTGATGTAACACATTGTAGTGGTATGACAAGAGCGGCAGGTTCTGGTAATGTATTTGCAAACGGTATAGGTATTTCAAGACAAGGTGATAGTAATACTACTCATCTTCTTCCTCCTAACATACCACCTTGCCCAGCACACGCAGCTAGTATTAGTTCTGGGTCGTCAACTGTAAAGGTAAACGGCAAAGGTTGTGGTCGAGTTGGTGATGGAATATCAGGATGTACATCTGTGGCTGCAGGGTCAGGTAATGTATTCGCTGGTGGATAACAGTATAAATATAGCATAGGAGAGATTGTTAAATGTCAAGATATGACGCAACACAAACAAATAATAGTATTAGAAGTGCTAAAATTTACAAAGATTTAAATTTAGACTTTCAAAAAAATACTGCTACAAACGACATTCAAAAACTTACTGATATTGAATCAGTAAAAAGAAGTGTACGAAACTTGATTAAACTTAATCATTATGAAAAACCTTTTCATCCTGAGATTGGGTCTAATTTAAGAGCTATGTTATTTGAAAATATTACACCACAAATTAATCATGCAATCTCAAAACAAATTGATTTGTTAATTAAAAATTATGAACCAAGATGTAGATTAGTTCAACTTAATGTTCAACCAGATTTAGATAGAAATGGATATAGAGCGTCAATATCTTT